TCTTTAGATGCAGTTGATTCTAAGCTTTATGACAAATTTAAAAATAAAATAGGCAATCAATTTTTAAATAATAAACTCAGAACTTCAGGTTATGAAATAGGTAATATAGCTAAATTTGATGCGTCATCATATAGAAAATCTTTAGAAGAACTTAAATCAACTGGCGTAGAAATATTTGGTAAAGAAAAATATGATAGCTTGTTAAAACAAGCTAAAAACATGGACGATTTAGGTCCTAGTAACATATCTCAAAATGTAGTTGATGACATTATACGATCTGACGATGTTGTAAAAGAAATAGGTTTAGACAATTTAAATAAAATTTCTGACGCAATAAAAAATGATAAAATTTTAAAAACTAATAAAGTGTTGCAAAGTATTAGATCTAAACAAGATATAGCTGGACAAATTACTACACAAGATGCGATGGACGTAATTACTAGTAATACTATCCCTATAAATCAATTTAAAGAAGTTGTTGACTATTTTAAAACTCAAAATCCAGAACAATTTAAAATTTTACAAAGAACATACATAGAGTCCATGTTTGAAGGCGTAGGCACAACCTTTGATGCTAAAATTTTAAATAGGTTTTCTAATAACATAAAAAAACTTGATGGTTATGATAATCTTGGTAGACCAAATAAAAAGTTAGACATTCTTTTTGATAAAGAAGAGGCTGCTGATATTAGAGAGTTTGGAGATATTTTAAAACTTTTAGCTGATGATGTAGGCACTGGAAGTTTAGTAGCTGCTGGTCTAACAGCGAACTTTTTAGCACAAATACCTAAAATAGCAAGAATAACAATATTAGGTAATGTTGTAAGTAGTAAGAGAGCTAGAGAACAAGTTATAGATGCTTACAAAAAATCAAAAGGTGAATCACCAGAAAAAAGAGGTAGTATTGTTGGTGACGCATTTTTAGCAACAGTTAGACAGTTTGCTGCACAGAGTATTGACGAAGGTGCAAGAGAAACAGATAAACAAATTAGAAGTGTTATCGAAAGTCAGGATTTAGGTGAAAAATTAAAAAACATAAGAGGAGATCTTAATTTGCCATCACCAAGCTCTGCGTTAAGTGATTTAAATATTACAGCACCTAATATAACTACTCCACCAACACCTACAGCAACAGTAGGACCACAAAGTAGTTTACGTCAGAGGATAAAAGATGATCCAGCTGCTGCGAATGTATTATTGGGTGGATTAGGTAGTTTAGGATTAGCTTAATTAGCTATTGATCCAACTCCCTGTGCAATCACTACGCTTTCATCTTTATATCTATTTTTATATTCTTGATCGACTAGCTTTGAAACTTGTTGACCAATAGAACGTCTTTCTTCTTTTGATATACGTAATAATTTTTTGTAACTGTCTAAATTAATTCCAACACTTTTGAATTTACTTGTATCTGGCAATGTTATATACTCCCAACTATGGTTATAAAATCAACATATTATACCAAGTTTAGAAAGTCAAACAAGTACAATGCAAAAAAAACTATTGTTGACGACATTACGTTTGATTCTAAGTGGGAAGCAGAGCGTTATGGTCAGTTAAAATCAATGGAAAGAGCACGAATCGTTACTAACTTAAAGCTACAAGTTCCTTTCGACTTGAATGTAAATGGACAAAAAATTTGTAGATACATAGCAGATTTTACTTATACAATTAGTAATGTAGATCGCACGATTGAAGAAATTGTTGAAGATGCAAAAGGTATAGAAACCCCTGAATTTAAACTAAAAAAAAAGTTAATGAAGGCGATTTATAACATTGATATTTTCATGTCCAAAAAAAAAGTTTGACAAATAATTCAAATTAATCCATTTTTGTTTGCATCAACGTAAGAAAAAAAATGGAGGTCAAATGACAACGAATGATTTACTATCTCGAAAATTACAAATTCAAGATGAAATGAAAAAACTTAAAAGTGAATTAAACTCTATAAATTCACATTTAGAAGATAGATACTTATCTAAAGCTAAAAGCCAATTAGTAGAAAATACTGAAAAACAAGGTTTTGGCACTACAGTAATCCACGAAAATGATAAAAAAGTATCAGTAACTATTCGTAAAAAAGTTACTTGGGATACACCAAAATTGTTAGAAATTTCAAAACAATTAAATGATCCAAATCAATATATTGATATTAAATGTTCCGTACAAGAGAACAAATTTAAAAGTGCTTCAGATCAAATTAAAAATACACTTTCAGAGGCACGAACTGTTGAGGATGGAACAGTTACTATAGAAATCACAAATTAGGAGATAGGACATGAGTTTAGCAATAATAGGTGCTGAAGAAAGATTAAAAGAAAAAAATGGTTGTAAGATAGTCGTATGTGGCGAAAGTGGTGTTGGAAAAACTTCTTTACTTAAAACACTAGATGAAAAAACAACTTTTTTTATTGATTTAGAAGCTGGAGATCAATCCGTACAAGAATTAAAAAATTTAAAAGGTTCAAGACCTACGACATGGCAGGATTGCAGAGATTTAGCTGTAATCATAGGTGGACCTAATCCATCTGTTAAAGATAACGAACACTATTCTCAACAACATTATGATACTCTGATGGCATCTTATGGATCTATAGCTGAGGAGATGCAAAAGTTTCAAACATATTTTGTAGATAGTATTACTGTTGCAGCACGATTATGTTTTAAATGGTGTTCAAACCAAGAAATAAATTATACAAAAAGTGGTGCATTAGAATTACGTCAAGTGTATGGTCACCACGCTAGAGAAATGATGACTTGGTTAATTCATTTACAACATATGCGTCAAAAGAATGTTATATTTGTTGGTATTTTAGATCGAAAATTAGATGCTGCTGAAAGACCAATTTATGAATTACAGATCGAAGGTGGCAAAACAAGTCGTGAATTGCCTGGAATTGTGGATCAAGTCATTACGATGGCAAGTTTAAAGCTTCAAGATGATACAGAGTTAAAAAGATACTTTGTCTGTAGTCCATTAAATAAAGATGGTTTTCCTGCAAAAGATAGAAGTGGAAAGCTAAATGTAATAGAGGAGCCTCATTTAGGTAATCTTATTTCTAAAATAAATGGTAATTTTATTAATGAAAAATCACAACAAACAACAAAAGGAGTAATCGTATGATCGATTTAAATAACATTCCAGAAGACGAAAATACAAATGATTTTCAAATTATACCAACAGATACAGTTGTTAGAGCATCTATAAATATTAAGCCTGGTGAAATATCAATTTTAGAATTTGGAGAAGGTGTTTTTTTTAAAAAGTCACAAACATCCTCTGCGAAATGGTTGGAGTTAGAATTAACAATTATTTCTGAAAATTTTTATGGAAGAAAAGTTTGGGATAAAATCTTTGTTGATGGTGATACGCCTGGTAAATCTGGTATGCCAAAAGCAAAAGAGATTGGGTTAAAGACGTTAAGGAGAATATTAGATAGTGCTTTTAATTTAAACTCTAGTGATAACTCTGATTTAGCAAAATCTAAAAGACAAATTTCTGGTATTGGTGATTTAATATCAAAAGAAATTTGTTTTAAGGTAGGTGTTGCAGAAAGCAATGGTTATAGTCCAAAAAATAAAATTAAATGGATTTTAACTCCTGATGATAAAGAATATGTTGTAGGCTCAAGTTATTCTGATTATGAAAAGCCACCACAGAGTCAACAAAATCAACAATCAACTATTCCATCTGAAGCAACACCAGCTTTTATGAAATAAAATGCCAGGACATTTGACCTTTTCTGTCCGTTGATAGCAAGTCCGAGGGTACTTGTGGCATAAAAACCCTCACCAAAAAAAGGAATATTAAATGATTTTACGCCAATATCAACATAACGCTATAAAATCTGCAAACCAAGCACTTGATAAGTTTAACAATACTATTTGTGTTGCACCCACTGGAGCAGGAAAAACAATCATGCTTTCTGCTTTAATTGGTGAAAGAATAAAAAAAGAAAAAAAAGTTTTAGTGCTACAGCATAGAGATGAACTTACACAACAAAACCAAGATAAATTTTTAAAAGTGAATCCAAATTTACAAACTTCTATTGTTGATGGATCACAAAAAGATTTTTCAAAAGAAGTTGTTTTTGCAATGGTTCAAACTTTATCTCGCCAAAATAATTTAGATAATGTTGGTTTTATTGATTTATTAGTGATTGATGAAAGTCATCACTCAGCAGCACCATCATATCAAAAAATAATAGATACAATTTTATTAAATAATCCAAATTGTAAGGTTATTGGATTTACGGCTACACCTAATAGAGGTGATGGTAAAGGATTAAAAAAAGTATTTAATAATTGTTGTTATCAGATCGAAGTTTCATCTCTCATACGAGAAGGTTATTTAGTTGAGCCTAAATGTTTTGTAATTGACGTTGGTGTCAAAGATCAAATCTCTAACGTAAAAAAAACAATTAACGATTATGACATGGGTGATGTTGAAAAAATAATGAACAAAAAAGTTATCAATCAACGTGTTGTAGAAGAGTGGATTGATAAGGCTGGAGATAGAAAAACAATAGTGTTTTGTTCAACAATCTCACACGCTATGGATTTGTTAGAAGAGTTTGAAAAAAATGATATAGAATGTGCTATGGTTACTGGAGATACTCACAGTGATTTAAGAAAAAATATACTGCATGGTTTAGAATATGGTGAGTTACAAGTTGTTGTGAATGTAGCTGTTTTAACAGAAGGATTTGATGCTCCACCAGTAAGTTGTGTCGTGTTAACTAGACCTTGTTCTTTTAAAAGCACGATGACGCAAATGATTGGTCGTGGCTTACGTTTGGTTGATAATCAAATACATCCAAAAATTATTAAAAAAGATTGTGTTGTTTTAGACTTTGGTTGTAGCATTTTAAATCATGGCTCGATTGACGAAACAATAGATCTCGAAGGTAAAGAGGCTTTAGAGAATGGTGTTGCACCAGAGAAAAATTGTCCTGAGTGTGGCTCACTTCTTCCTTTAAATGTAAGAGAGTGTCCAGTTTGTGGTTATGTTTTTATCTCTGAGAGAAACGCAGACATATCCGATTTTGAAATGACAGAGGTAACTTTAATGGATAGATCTCCGTTTCGATGGATTGATCTAAGCGAAACTAATTGTTTGTTATCTGCCTCAGGATTTAAAGGTTTTAGTTTAGTTACTACAGTTAAAAATTTATCGTTTGCGATTGTTAAAAAGAAAGATTCAAAGCCAATCATTGTTTCGGTTGGAACAAAAAAACAAGCAATAGCTTGTGCTGATGATTTTTTACGACAAGTTGAAACAAATTCTAGTGCAAAAAAAAGTAAAGAATGGTTAAATGATCCTCTAACAGAAAAACAAAAGTTTCATTTATTAAGACATGGTTTTAAAATAAATGTTCTTGATATGAATTGGAATAAATATCGAGGTGCGTGTTGGTTAAATTATTTATTTAATAAAAAAGAAATAGATAAAATTATGATTGAAAGGTTAAGTTGTGAAACGTGATAATATTTTTAAAAAAGCAAAAGAATTAGTAAATGGTGATAGAGCAAAAGAGTATGGCTCTGCTTATGAAAACCATAAACGCATAGCAGAAATTTGGTCTGTAATTTTAGGTAAACAAATAACTGTTAGTCAAGTTTATCAATGTATGATTGGTGTTAAGTTAAGTCGATTGATAGAAACCCCAGATCATACAGATAGTTGGGTAGATATTTGTGGGTATTCAAGTTTAGGAGGTGAAAAACATGAAAAATGATGAAGCGTTTAACGATTTTGTAAAAGGATTAAAAGTTATTGGTTTAAATAAAAAAATATATGAGATGACTAAAGAAGAAGTTGAAGGATTAATTTACATAGCACAAGACTGTGAGAACATAATAAATGGAAAAAGTGACGAAGAAATTAGTAGATTGGAACAATCCTATTCTAAGTTATGTGGGAGAAAAATCCCCAGAACAACAGAAATCCCCTTCTGATGAAATCAATAAGATTTCTGATGTAATAAATAAAAGTATTGTTAAAAACTATTATAAAAAAGAACAAAGAAAATACATTGGTGCTTCTAGTTTAGGAGATGAATGTGCTCGAAAAATTCAATATCGTTTTATGGGTCAAGACCCAGACCACGATAAATCTTTTGGTGCTCAAACATTAAGAATATTTGAATTTGGTCATTCGATTGAAAGCATGAAATCTAAATGGATTATTGATGCTGGTTTTGATTTAAAAACAGAAGATAAAAATGGAAATCAATTTGGTTTTTCTGTTTTAGATGGAAAAATAAAAGGTCATGTTGATGGGATTATTTATGGTGGTCCGATTGATCTTAAATATCCTCTTTTGTGGGAGTGTAAGTCTGCAAATGATAGAAAGTTTAAAGAATTTGTTAGAAGTGGTTTAAGAAAAACAAATCCTGTTTATGCAGCACAAGTTGCTCTTTATCAAGCTTACATGGAATTGCACGAAAATCCTGCATTGTTTACTGTAATGAATAAAAACACTTGTGAAGTTTATTATGAGCTTGTTCCGTTTAATCAAACTCTAGCTCAGCAAACAAGCGATAAAGCTGTTGCAATTATTAAAGCAACAGAAGCATCTGAAATGATGCCAAAAGTTGCAAGTAATAAAGACTATTTTGGTTGTAAATATTGTGATTTTACTAAAACGTGTTGGGAGGTAGCACCATGAGAGTTTCCCCATACGTTAAAGAAAAATCTGCAAAAGATTTAGTTGAGGAGATTAGTCAATGCGTACCTGAATCTGTTCAAATAAAAGAATTGAAAGATACTTATCCGAATGGCAGAATTATTGGTAATTTTTTTGTGATAGGGTCTTTTAAAGGTGAAGAAGGATACTCATTAAAAATAGATATTCGATCTGGAAAAAACTTTATGCGAGGCAACGAATTTAATGGAGATCAAGGTGTAGGTGGTATTGTTAAAATTATGATGGAAGGTCGTCAAATGACTTTACCAGAGATTAAAGATTACTTTTCAGATTATTTAAAAGCAAAAATAAATAAAGTTCAAGAACCACCAATAAGTTTTTTAAATGGTGTTAAGGATATAAAACCTAAATATAACATCAACACTCCGTTTGATGGAGAACATAAATATTTAGATGAAAATAATAAAGTATTAGCGATTATTCGTAGATATAATCTTAAAGATGAAAACAATAATTTAATTATTGATAATGATGGAAAACCTAAAAAAGAATTTAGACAGTATATTCCTGGTAATCCTTATCCAAAAATACCAGACGTTAGACCATTATATAATATTCCAAATCTATTATCTGCTGAAAAAGTAATTTGGGTAGAGGGGGAAAAATGTGCTGATGCTCTTAATAGCATTGGTTTTACAGCAACTTGTCATATTGGTGGTGCTGGAATGCTAACAAAAAATTCTGAAGATAAATATGATTTTTCTCCGTTACAAAATAAAGAAGTTTTGGTTTGGGGTGATAATGATCCATCTGGAAAAAAACTAGCTGATTTTGTAAAGCATTTAGCTTTGAAAAATGGTGCTAAATCTGTAGCTGTTTTAAACATCCCACCAGATAAACCAGAAAAATGGGATGCAGCTGACGCAGTTAATGAACAAGATTTTAATATAAATGATTTTCTTAATGATATTAATACAAATTATGAAAGATCTATAAATCTTTTAGACGATAGTTTATTAGTATCACGATTTAATGATAAGCCACCAATACAAAAGTTTTTAGTTAATGAAATTATGCCACTTGGTGTTCCAGCAATATTTGCAGCCTCTGGTGATTCTGGTAAAGGCATGATGACTATGGATTTAGCGATGAAAATATCTTCTGGTCTTCCTTTTCAGGAGTCTTTTGGGGGAACAATATCAGAATTTGGTAATACAATAATTTTTACTGCTGAAGACGATGAAGATGAAGTTCATCGAAGAATATCTAGATTAGATCCAGAAAACAAAAGATTAGATTATCCACATAAAATGAGAATTATTCCGTTACCTAATTTTGGTGGTGTGTTTCCAATTATGCAGCAAAATAAAGATAAATCTTATCATACTGGAGAACAGTTTGATAAATACTACCAGCAAATGCTACAAATTGATAATTTAAAACTTATTGTATTTGATCCTCTAGCTTCATTTGTTCATGCAGATGTTAATGCAGATCCAGCTGCTGGAGCAGCACTCATGGGTTTAATGGCTAAGATATCAACCGAAACTGGTGCTACTGTATTACTTTGTCATCACATGGCTAAAGTAAGAGATACAGAGCCACCACAAACGCCAGAGGAGGCAAGAAATTTAATCAGAGGTACATCTGCACTAGTTGATGGAGTGCGTTTTGCTTATGCTGTTTGGAATGTAAATACAACCACTGGTCAAAATCGTGCATCAAGTTTGGATATAACTTATACGAGAAATGGGTTTTTTGATGGTGCAGTTGTTAAATCAAATGGTCCTGCAAATCGTGAAATAAAACATTTTGTTCGTGATCTAAATACTGGTTTACTGGTGGATCATACAAAAACAATTCAATCTTTACGAAAAAATAATGAATTAAAAAAATATCATGTCATTGGTGATTGGATTAAACATCAAGAACAAAAAGGTTATCCACTCACGATGCGTGGTAAAAATAGTATTAAAGATATGATTGAAAGTCGATCCTCTCATGTTCCAAAAGACTTTTGGAGTTTAAGAGATGGTGATGGATACAAGTTTGATGCTGTTGATAGTATGATTGATGTAATGAAAAAGAATGAAAGATTGTATGGAGAAAAAATTGTATCAACAAGTATTGGTGGTCAAAATTGGCTAGGTGTTGAAAATGGTCCAATACAAAGACGAAGAATAAATCCACAGGAGATAATAAATGTTTAATAGTGCTTTAATGTGTTTAGCTTTAACTATTTTTTTTGAAGCTAGAGGTGAACCTATTTCAGGACAATTAGCAGTTGCTGAGGTCGTGCTTAATAGAAAAGAAAGTCCAAAATATCCAAATTCAATTTGTGAGGTTATTACACAAGAGAATGAAATCGGTTGCCAGTTTAGTTTCTGGTGCGATGGATTGAGCGATCAACCAACCGATGCTTTTTCTTTTCAACGATCAAAAGCTTTAGCAAAATTAATGTTGGAAGAAGGAGAATATATTTCTGTTGTAGGTAATAGTGTCACTCATTATCATACAGAACAAGTTCAGCCTTATTGGGCAGAACATTTTCAAGAGGTCGATAGAATTGGTAATCACATATTTTATGCAAACATAAAAGCATTACCTCGACCAGATATTTTTGATAATTTTTTTCATAAGCCTTTGAAAAGACCAGATAATTTAATACCAGAATAAAATGGTTGACGTATTGGTAAAATATGGTACTTTATAAATTGTAAGACTTACTATATAAAAATGTAAGTTTTGCATAAACATTAGAAAAGGAGATTAAAATGAAAATCACTAAAGAAATATCAATAAGTATTAAGCCAATTCAACAAAATGAACACTTAGTTCAAATTATTGGGAATACACCTATTATTTTTAACAGAATGAGCGAAAAAGTTAAAAGAGATTTATTAATAGGTTCAAGACGAAAAACAGAGGCTGACAAGAAAAAAATTAAACATAACGTTATAGATGACTATAAAGCTTCTGTACATAAACAAGTTAATGGACAAACTTTCTTAGGTTTTCCTTCGACAGGTATAAAGGGAGCAATGGGAACGGCTGCTATTGAAACGGAAGGGGTTGCAAAGACAAATGTTAATAGATTAATATTTTTGCCTGACGAGTACATTCCAATTTATGGAAAACCTTTATTAAGCATGGCAGTTGTTCGTACAGCAGGAATAAGTAAAGCACCTGATATCCGAACAAGGTGTATGATTAGAGAGTGGTGTAGCGAATTTAAAATTAGGTTTGCTGTTCCGACTTTCGATAAAACATCTATATTTTCTTTAATCACAAATGCAGGTTTTATGTGTGGGATTGGCGATAATCGCCAAGAAAAAGGTAAGGGAAACTTTGGAACTTTTTCACTAATTTCTACAAAAGAAGATAAAGCTAAATTCGAAAAGATTAAAAAACTTGGCTATGATTATCAAAAGAAAGAAATGCAAAAAGAGTTGCCAAATTTCTCTGACGAAGAAACAAAAGAGCTTTATGAGTTCTATCAACAAGATTTAATAAGGAGAGTTGCATGAATATGAATAAACCTTATCGTCAAAAAGTAATTAATAGTTATCTCAACGAGTCTGGTTACAACAAGTTTGAAGCCAATGAGTTTTTAAATTTTATTATCGAAAACCCAGATTGGAATAAAGATGTTTATAAACTTTTTTTTCCCTCTGGTGATAAAGATTTAAATGAGCATGGCTACCAGAAAGATGCGTGGGAAAACAAGAAATTAAAAGCACGGCAGTTCACGCATGGTTTAACTATTCAAGTTGAAAAACCTATTATTATTAAGGGTGATACAGTAGCTAAAATTTATACTTATCCAAAACTTATTTCACCTATTGAAAACAGAAAAAGTGGAGGAGGTTACGTTGTTGTTGACCCCAATGATGAAGAACATCAACATGAGATGGGTCGACAAGCTATTAATTACTTAAAAAATTTCAAGAAAAAGTATGGAAGTTATTGTGAAGATATCAATGTTTCGCTTTTTGATTTAAATACTTTTTTAGATGAGTTGACCAGTAAAGCTGGTCACTCTTTAAAAAAAGAGGATGTAATTTAACATATGTCGGTTAAGTTTTGTTATGTTGAGTTATGTTGAGTTACGTTAAGTTAAGTCGGTTACGTTTCGTTGCGTTATGTAAAGTCATGTTGGGTTATGTTAAGTTCAGTTAAGTTAAGTCGGTTGGGTTGAGTTAAGTTGAGTTAGGTTAAGTTAAGTTGGGTTGAGTTCGGTTAAGTTAAGTCAAGTCGGTTTAGTTAAGTCGGTTGAGTTGGGTTGCGTTACGTTGAGTTAAGTTCAGTTTGGTTCAGTTTTGTTCAGTTAAGTCGGTTGAGTTACGTTAAGTTGAGTTAAGTTTTGTTAAGTTAAGTTTAGTTAAATAAAAAATTTTAAGGAGAAATAAATGGATATGAAAAATGATGCTTCTACGATGGACAGAGATGAGTTTATCGCCCTCTATGGCAGTGATTTTGCAGACTATTATGATGGATGTTTTGATGTTTCACATGAAACATCTGATAAGGAGGATGAAAATGAAAGT